GCTGATGAAAACGACAAGCAGTTCACAGCCAAACTTACGCTTTTATGCGTCACGTTTGCCGTTAATGTTACGCCGTTGTTGAGAATATAAGTTCCAGTTCCAGCGTTTGAAAGTTCGGTGCACGTCACGTTTGCTGTGATAGTGATAACGTGCGTGGTCGAAGCGCGGGCCTCGTCCGCTGCGCCCGGAACAATGCCCCCGACCCAAGTTGCGCCCGCGTTAAAATTTCCGCTCGCCGCTGAAAGAATAAGCGCCATTTTTTACAGACCCTTCGCGTAAATAAATTCCTGAATGCTTGCTGAAATTTGAGCAACGGCTGTCTTTGTTGGTGCGTCAACATTATCAACGCTTCCGAGTGCCATCGTGCGTGCGTAGTCGTTTGCAAGGATGACTTCGCCATTCGCGATCCGCGTAGGAACTAGGCGCATTGCCACATTTGCGTCTTCGCTTGCGTCGGGGTTTACGACGGACGTGATCGCAAGGTTGATCGTGTAAATGTCGTAGGTTTCTCCGTCGATGATAATTGGGTTGGTCGGTTTCATATTTAAGCTAAAAGGATGAGTGCGTTGTTTTCGGTTGGCTTGGGAAATTTCAATTCAAATGCGCCGTCGAATACATGGCGCTCACCGCCGAGGTTGAGGACGCAAAGTGTTGCGTTGCCTTTACTGGCGTTGTAGACCATCGCGCCCGATACGCTGAATGTTGCGTTTTTTAGTTCAACATCATCGAACGTCATAAAGGCATTTTTGCCGATGCTGCCGGTCTTGAACCCCTTGAGCTTGACTCCTCCGGCTTTGTACCCTTTGCCTTTGATCTCGCCTTCGGTGACGTAGGCTTTTGTTTGTGGCCCGACCTTTGCCGATGCCGAATAGAATGCAATGCGGTATTCGTCTCCAGGTTGGTGAACGCCTGAGATCAGCGCCCGCTTAGCTTCAAGTGCAATTCCTTGTGTGATCATTTATTTTTTCTCCCATTGTGCCATGCACACGGCGGTGCGTTGGCTCTCGTCTGGATATTCGCTCGACATCGTTCCGCTCACCATGCAACGGCCTATGAAGTCGTCTTGCTCTTCGTCTTTTTCTGGAGTCGGCATAACGAGTTCGTGTTTTGCCTCAAGTGCTGAAATGCGTCCGAAAGAATCGCGAACGGCGAGCGTGACCTTCTTGGTTTCTGGCGCGGATGCCTGCATCCCTTTGACCTTGTCAGCGGCCCAAGTCTGCCCAGCGTCTCCGCCCCACAACGCCCATGCAATGCGGCCTGCGGATGGGAAGCCGTCCTCGCCTGGTTGAAAACCCTGTCCCTTTTTATCAACTTCATGCCGTGAAAAATATGAGTGCATTCTTTTAACGGTATCGTCGGAAAGATTCTTGCCGTTGCTAATGTCGCGAGCGCGGGCAACTCCGACCGCTGTCCCGCCTCGGTTGTATTCTTCGCGCCACTTTAAGCCCTTTAGCGCTTCTTCGACCATGCCCTTGCTAGGCTTATTCTCGTCTGCGAGATCGGTTTGTTTTGGTTGTTCTTGTGGTGGCTCAGGTTGCGGCTCTTCTTGCGTGATAGGTGCGGCAATAGGCGCGGCGGCTTGAATGGGAATGATAGAATCTGAAATATATTCTGATGGAATATCCATTTCTGTGCCGAGCGCAACGATCATCGCGGCCTCCTTCGCCCTTGCGCGAAGTGCTTCTTCGTAGTCCTCGCCCATGTCGGAATAAATCTGTCCTGCTGTTTTTAAGCCAGCTTTCCAAAGCGCAATATCGGCATTGGCTTCGCGTCCGTAATCAATCGAAACCTTGGCTGGCCAGCACCAGCGGCCATCGAGAAGGTATTCGGAATCTGGAATGAGTCCGCGCGAAGCGGCGTCGAGTAGGATAACATTTTTTATCCTGTTGAGAAACTGACCTTCCAAGAGTCCACGCCACCGCAGGAACGTGCGCTCGGCCATCGCCGCTTCCATCCTTGCCATTGGCCCCGACTTGTCGGCGTCGAATGCGAAGCCGTAGGGAAGACCGACGGCCATGCAAATGTGCGCTTGAACAAGGCGGATGAACTCTCCGAATGCGCCAGTCGGTCTGTCCGACTTGAACATCTCCATCTTTTCGCCTGCGGATAGATAGTTGACCGTTCCTGGGTCTAGTGACTGGAGGCGTGCGACCTGTCCTTGATCGTTCGAGTTGCCGCGTGCGAAGTAATCGCCAGCGTCTGCCGCTCCGCTCTCGGTGGTGATAACACCGGACTGATACGAAGCGTATTTGATCGCCTGCACTTCGGCTTTTATCGCCTCCTGCAAGTCGCGCGTTGCGTTTAACGCAGTAGCGAAAGCACTCCGCCCACGATATTCGTCAAGTCTTGCTGCGTCGAACAAGTGGATAAACTCTTTTGCAACAATATCAACAGGAGAAATGTACTGGTTGTTGATAGTGCGCGTGAAAATAGTATATGAAATGGGTCTTCCATAGTCGTCTACGTTGATGCCTCCGATATATTTATCCGTGTCAGTTCTGTCGTAAGGCGATCCGATGCGGTCGGCTTCTACGCTTTGCAGCTTCAAATCTTCGCCGTCGCGAACGATGATGAATCCACAATCTCCATCTCGAAGCATTGCGGTAACGGCGAGTTGCAACAGCGTTGTAAAGTTATGACGCCCAAGAAAATCGCAGTCGTTGCACCATTTCTGCCAATATCTTTCGATAGCAGTATCCGCTTCGCGGTTTCCTGTGCGTGCTTGGTATGCGATGCGGCCGGAAACGTAGGTCGCAAATTTTAAAAGCAGAGAACGGACAGGCGGAAAATTGTCTGCAAGATCGCGAGCGGCGCGGATGAGCGCGAAACGTTCGCGAGTTCCGCTTGTGTCTTCGCCACCGCTAACTCCGCGGCTGATGCCGCGCTTCTCGGAAGTCAATGCGGAGTCGAAACGTCCGAAGTTGCGGAGCTTCGCCTGGTTGACCATGCGGTCAAGAGCGGCCTTGGGAGAGACGAACGAAATGGCTTTGGTGAGTAGGTCTTGGGTCATGGTCGTTGCGTCGGGAACGTCGGCGTGAAACGTCTTACCCTATTTCCGCTGGCGTTGTCAATAGCGGCCTGTAATTCTTTGATCGTCTGTGCGACCTCGGCAAGATTAGCGCGAGTGAACGAGCGCCCTGCGATGCTATACGACGCGCCTGCAACGGCTATTGCCTTCAAGCAAGCCGTAAAGTCGCCCTGCAATTCTTGCAGAGTTGCAAGCGGCAGGCCAAAAAATGATTTGTTCATCGCCATTCATTTGATGGCGATGTCAAAAAAAAGAAAAGGCGCGGGGATTGAACCCGCGCCGGTTGGTGTTATTCTAGTTAAGCTCTGGGCAATCTTTCAAGAGCTTGATTGTGTTGTCTCGGAAAACAACAACGTCTCCAAATGATGCGCTGACATTTACGCTGCTAACAACAGAATCGCTGAAGGATGATGCGGCGATTGCGCGGATTTCGTTTAGAGTTTGTGGGAGGTTTTGATTTTTGTTTTTCATTTTGTTTTTTCTTTTTAGGTTTTCTTCGTCGAGCTTCTTGCCCTTCGATGCTTTAAATATCTACGCTTTTTTATTTTTTGAAAAGAAAAAAATAAAATTATTTTTTGCCCTCGTTGGAGCCGCTTAAACCCTAGCTCTCTGCGCCTATCGGCAGAACGCCAGCGAGCATCGCGGATGCAAGAGCGATGCACTCGCAGTCCCACAGATGGTTCGGCCTGCCGCCGATGCGCACCCATCGCTGCTCGACTTGCTTGGTCTTGGAGTTCGTGACATCTTTCTTCATCTCGCTCAACATCTGTTTTCTGTAGTCTTCGGACACGTCCCGCGCGACTTCCCACTTCGGCGTTGCGTCAGCCTGGCGAAGCGAAGCCAATTTGTCCTTGATGCCTTCGTTGCTAAAAAAGAAATACGCGCACTTGAGTCCATCGCTTCCGGCTTGCGCTCCCTCGATCTTTGAAACGAAACGCCGAGTGCGCCTGCCGCCGTCAATATGATAAAATCCGTCCTGCCCAGAGCCGTGCGAAGCTGTCCACCCACGTCGAGCGCATTGCTCGTAGACCAGCGGCGTATCGTAACCGGCATCCACGACAACGCATCGCGGCACAACGTCGAACTGCTGCTGGATGGCGTCGAGCGTTTCCCACGTCAGCGGGCGCGACTCGTGCAAGAGCATCGAAGATCCGTCCACGCGGAAGGCGCGGACGATGCACCAGAAGTGATCGCGTTGTTTGTCAACGCACATAAATCGCCGGTGCTCGCCGTCGATCTTTTGCCCTTCCAGATATTCGGCCTTGGCGTAGTCGCCTGTCGCGATCTCCGGCAAGTCGCTCGTCACTTCGTCCTGCCAAGTCTGCGCCTTGCGCTTTTGGATAAATTGTTTTAACGGCTCCAAGTTGCCAGATGACTTGGCTTCGTTGGCTTCGATCCACTCCTTGACGATAGAAAACCAAGGAATCCACCAGACGGCGTAAGCCGGATATTCAAAGCTTCTGTGCCCTCGCACCGGATGCGGGTTGAGTGCGCGGTAGCTTGCAGTATTTGCAAGGTTGCGTCGAGTGCTCGCGTCGTCTTTGTATCGCGTTTCGCAATGCTCGCACTTCATTCGCACCGAGTCCTGCACCTTGTCCCAAAGGATGCCGCCCTTGTCGTCACGCTCGGTCACATATTCGATCTGGTCGAATAGATATCTTTGCCAGTTCCCACAATGGGAACAAGTCCAGCCCCATACTTCTCGCGTCCCGCTATCCCATTCCGCATCTGCTTCATGTCCTGCGTCCCATCCTTGCGAGACCAAGAGCGTTTTGCGGTTCCAGCGGTCGTGGTGTCGCGCCTTCAACTCTTTTATCATGCCGCTTTTCCACCGCCAAACTTCGTCGCCGATGCAATAGCGCATGGATTTTTCTTGCAAGTTGGTCATGTTCGCCCCGCCTGCGAACAATACCATGTGTGGGAAAAGAATGGTCGTTTTTCTGAGAGCGTGCCGGTCTTCTGGGAACAAGTCTTTGACCGGCTGGCATTCGTTGAAGATCGGCAATAGGCGCGACTCCGTCCAGTCCTTGACCATGTCATCAGTCTGTCCCACGAAAAGCGTAGGCCCAGGCTTTTGAGCCACGATGAAGCAAGCCAGCGTTTCCATCATCGTCGTTTTACCTCCTCCGGTTGGTGCGCGAAGAAAGACCTGCGTGGTCTCGTCATCACTTGCCGACAATAGCGGAGCGTTGAGCCACGGTGCAACCGAAGGATCGAAGCGCGAAGCGCGATCCGAGTTCGGAAAGCTGACGTGATCGCTTGCCCAGTCTAAAATTGTACCGTCGAATGCTAACTTTATTCCGTCGCGGATGCCTTGTGCGAGTGCGTTCATACTCCGCACATCCCTTCGCATTCATTACCGAATGATTGCTCGTCGAGCCACAGGGAAAGCTGTCCACGCTCGATGTCGGTAGACAGATCGACTTGATCAAGTGGGACACAACTAGGGTGAAGAAACGGGATGCCGCGCACTCTCTCTGTCTTTGCCTTGACCGCTTGCAGATCTTTTTCAAAACGAATAGCGCGTTGAAATTCCTCTGGCTCTTGATCGCGAAGTCGTCGCCACTCGTTGTCGGACTGGAATGGGCAGTAAACGCAAGCAGAGCGTGGTGGCTTCGGATATCCGTGCGACTCCATCCACTTGAGGCAGTCGCGGCGACCCATGCGAAGCTCAACAAGCGGCCACCTGTGTTGCGACCACGCCACGCGGCTTGGCTTGATGCGTTGGATTTCATCCCACGAAATCCCGATCCATTGCGTGACGGTCACATTTTTTTGACCACGCTTCACTTTCCCATGCAATCGTGCTGCACGCTCAAGTTGCTCCACCTTGTAAGAGTATGTGCATTGCCGACCCATAATGCCTTTTGACCCATCTTTGTTCTGAATAAATGCAGGTATAAGGCTTTTGCTCCAACGTCCAGTTCCGTCCTTGCGGTCTTTTATTAAAAGCGACTCCTGAGTCATATCTCCGCGAGTAACGCGAATCACAGGAAATGGTAACTGCGGTTCCAGCCAATCCAGCCACTTGTAGACGCTAGCCGGTTCGGCCTGCGTGTCGGCAAAGATCGCGGCATCCGGCATCGGAGTGACTTCGCCATGTGCGGCCATGAGTGCCAAGGTGCTGGATTGCACGCCTGCGCCAAGTGATAGAAAAGTAAAATCAGTTTCTGGTGGTGCGTTAAGTGGATTCATTTCATTCCGAAAATATGTTTGAGCGCGTCTACATTCGCAGACGCAGGTTGTTTAGATGTCGGCTCTTCTTCACCATCATACATGGCAACTTCCCATGTTGTTTCAAACATCTTCCGCAGTCCGGCAGCGGACAAAGTCACGTTGCCTTCGCCGTCGAATGAAGGATTGCGTTTTGAGTAAATTTTCCAGAGTTCTTTTTTCGTCATAGAGTTCAAGCCTCGTTTGAACTAGTCGTAATTTCGGCAGAGCTTAAACATTTTCTCGATGGCGTCG